GGTGCAATAGCATATAAGCTATGGTTTGATACAGATATTCGTATAATTAATACAATACACGACAACATAATGGTAGATGTAGCAGAAAACAGACATGAAGATGCTTGTAAGGCATTAACGTGGGCTATGGTTGATAGAACAACAACCATACTTAAAAGTAGGTATGATATAGAGCTACCTGTTCCGCTAGAAATAGAGATAAAATCAGGTCGAAGTTGGGATTGTATGAGACTTGTATGAAAAAGGTTGACACCCCCAATATATAGTGGTATAATATAGATGTATTATAAAATATATTAATTAAGGAGTTTAGATATGAGTGCAGTTTATGAAGTAGAAGGAGTATTAGAGTCTGTATCAAAGAACCAAAAAGGATTTAAGATTGAAGGAGAATGGTATAATTCTTTCTTGCCACAGCATGATGCTAGGTATAAGGACACAGTTAAGTTTAAAGTAAAGGAGAAAGAATCAGGTGGTAGAGTCTATAAAAATATAGAGGGAACTATTGAGGTACTTAGTGGAACTGAGGTTAAGGACGAAAAAACAGGAGAGAAAAAAATGGTAGCTTTTCCAATAGGTTCTATGGATAAAGAACGTAGCATTATTAGGAGACACGCAGTTAGCGCATCAACTGAGTTACTTTCTGCAATGGCTAAGTCTGGTGCAGAGGTACAAATAGACTCCGACTCTGTTATAGATTTAGCACGGAAGATAGAATACTACACTTCTGGAGACGATGTTAAAGAGTTAATGGATTCATAATGGAAAGAACTGCTTTAGTTGACGGAGACATTATAGTATACAGTTGTGGTTTTGCTTCTGATATACGAGAGTGGCATTGTCCAGATGGAACTATATTTTCTTACGCAAAAGAAGCAAAGGAATACTGTGATGATAACGGATTAGATAAAAAAGAACTAGAATTAAAATACTCATCTAGTCCGTTATCTCATACCTTACACAATGTTAAGCTAGTTTTGAAAAAGATTTTATCTGAAACAAAATCAAGTAAACTTATAATATATTTAACAGGTAAAGAGAACTTTAGAAATGACGTTCCCTCTCCTTTAAAATATAAAGGTAACAGAGACAAGAACCACAAACCTACTCAATACAAAGACATAATAAAGTATTTATTAGAAAATTATAACACTGTAATAACTAGTGGAGAAGAGGCGGATGATGCAATGGGAATTGAGCAGTCTTTAAGTTCTAAAGGACACACAGTTATTTGCACTAAAGATAAAGACTTAGATATGATTAGTGGGCTACATTATAATTGGACTAAGAATAAAGAACCATACGAGATATCAGAAAGCCAAGCCATACGTTCTTTTTATATACAACTACTTACTGGAGACAGAGTAGATAATATACAAGGTATTCGTGGTATAGGAAATAAAAAGGCACATAAAATATTACATGGTATAGAAGAAGAACAAGAATTACTAAAGACTGTTCTGGAAGAATATGAAAAAGCAGGGTATACTAAAGAAAATTTGATAAACAACGGGAGACTACTATGGATAAGGAGAAAGAAAAAGGAAATGTGGACTCCAAATTTAGACTTTTAAATTTTCCTAAACAACCAGAAGAAGAAGACCTACAAGAGTATCGCGTTAATGTTGTCTTTAGTTCTGGCAAAACAATAGTTGTTTTCTGTTGTGGTTTTGTTCCTATGTCAGATTTAGGTTCTGGCTTTATAGGGTTTTGGTCTGAACACTCTCAGGATATGCACACAATAATAAACTTTAACCAAGTTGAATTTATAGATATAGAGAAGAGTGAAGTTTAAAGGTAAAAGTAAATTTGAGATACGTCTTGGTAAAGAACTGACTAAGATGAAAGTTAAATTCTCATACGAATCAGAGAAGTGGGAGTATAAAATAAAACCTTATAACGCTACTTGCTCTGCTTGCGGGAGTGATGAGGTGTATGAGACTCGCATATACACTCCCGATTTTTTTCTACCCTCTGGAGTAGTGGTAGAAGCTAAAGGAAACTTTACTCCAAAGATGAGAACTAAAATAAAAGCTGTAATAAAATCAAACCCAAGCAAAGATTTAAGGATTGTATTTATGCAAGACAATTTTTTAACAACAAACAGGAAGAAAAGGTATAGTGGGTGGTGCAAACAGCAAGGCATCAAGTACGCTATAGGCTCTATTCCAGAGGAGTGGACATAATGTCAGGAATAATTATATTTGACATAGAAACAACAAACTTAAAAGCAAACTTTGGACATATTCTTTGCTTTGGTTATAAAGAACTAGGTAAGAAACGCACTAAGGTTCTTAGCATATCAGACTATCCGTCTGCCTTTGCTAAAGACCCTACCAATGACTACTTGTTATGCAAAGATATATCTAAGATATTATCTGATGCAGACGCTTGGATAACTTGGTATGGCATAAGATTTGATGTTCCTTTTATACAGACTAGGTTACTAGACCACGGGCTACCGACAATACCAAACACTCCACATATAGACGGGTGGAGAACAGCTAGATATAAGATGTGTTTAAATAATAACAGGTTAGCTACAGTGCAGTCATTCTTAGAGCTACCAGATGCTAAGACAGCTATCTGTCCTAAGAACTGGAGAAAAGCTATAGCGGGAAACAAATCTGCTATTAAGTATGTACGCGACCATTGCAAGTATGATGTGTTGGTATTAGAACAGGCTTACGAAAAGATAAGACCTTTGGTTGTAAACCACCCGAACTTGAATCTATTGAACAAAACAGAGAAGTGTTGTTCTTATTGTGGTTCAAAGAACTTGAGGTACAAAGGAGAGGTTATTGCTCACACTAGAATCTATGACAGATACCATTGTTTAGATTGTAATTCG